TTTGCCCACATTTTGCCCACATTCTCACGCGCCAGCATCTCACCCATGCGCTCCGACAGCTCGTCCAGATCATCATCGAAAAGGTCGGCGTACACGTCCAACGTCATGGCCGCGCTCTTGTGCCCCAACTGCCGTTGCACGGCCTTCACGTTCGCGCCCGCTCTGACCATGAGACTCGCGGCCGTGTGCCTCAGGTCATGGATTGTGAGGTGGCCGGGTATGCCGGCACGCCGCAGGCCGACCGACAGCCAACCGTCATCGCGGCTCGCATTACCCCACTCGCGTATCATCATGCCCTCGCGTCCCGGCTGTTCAAATAACAGGTCGCCGGGTTTCCGGTCTGCGCACAGTCTGCGCATAATCGGGTCCAGCACGACCGGGTACATGATGGCGCGGGCCTTGTAGGTCTTGGTGTCATCGGGGATGATGACGCCGCCCACCATCGGCGCGCTCACTCCTATATATATACGATGCTTTTCAAGATCGACGTCCATCACCCTCAGGGGTATGAGTTCACCCCATCGCATGCCGCATAGTCCAAGCACGAGGACGAGGTCTCGTCTCCATGGGGTGACGCTGCCTGCCAGCCGGTCAAGCTGTTCGGCGGTGAGATACACGTGCTTCTTCCTGCGCTTGCGTGGCAGTTCGATGCCCCTCGCTGGATTGTCCGGAATACGCCGGTCTTTCTTCGCGTCGTCCAATATTCCGGCGAGCACGCCGTGGGCGCGGAGGACGACGCTGGCGCTTCGGGGTTTGGCGAGCACAATCTCGTTGCCCCGCTCGTCCTTGACGGTCTTGCCCTGGCTGATTCCGGTGACCCATTGTTGCGCCGTCTCGCGGGTGACGGCGGATACCGGGGTGTTGCCCCATTCCGGTTTCACCCACTTCTCCCACGCTCCTTCGAGGTTCCGGTAATGGCTGGGCTTGGTGCTTAGCTTCTTCTTGGCCAACCATGCCGGTGCCAGTTCTCCGACCGTGGCCTTGCCGGCCTGCGGGTCGATGTACGTGCCTTCGGCCTTGGCGACGGTGACTCGTTTCGCCGCCCAATTTTCCGCGTCTACCTTCCGTTTGAATCCACGCTTGTCGGTCTGGGTTCCGTCCGGCTTGCGATACCTCACACGGTATCTGGTTTCGCCTTTGCTGGTCTTGTATCTGGTGACGTTCGCCATTGGTCAGTCCTCCCCCATCTTAGAATTAAAGGCATGGGAGCTATTCAGGATGAGCCGAAGATGGTCGGGGCCGGTCTCACGCCGACTACTGTAGCCAATAGCATTCTGCGCCGGGCATTCGGCACAGATGAGCACGTCACCCCCATGAAACTTCAGAAGCTCTTGTTTTTCGTCACGTGCCTGTATCAGAGGTACACTGGTCGGCGATTGCTTACCGAATCGTTCCAGCCATGGCAGTATGGGCCCGTTTGCCGCAGCGTCTACGACGAGTTCAAAGGATTCGGCGGCAAGCCGATTAATCGGTATGCTCAGGATGCTTTGGGGAAGGTCACTGCTGTGGACGAATCCAGCAGTCCTTCCCTGCGCAAAGCCCTGAACCTCGTCTGGGAGAATATGGGAGACTTGTCCGCCGTCAAGCTTTCCCGCGTCACGCATCGCCCTAATTCCGCATGGTCTCAGGCTGTGGCCGGACATAAGACGTTCATCAGCAATCGTGCCATGGCGGGCGATCACACTTTTGATAATTTGCTGGGGATGTGACCGATGCCTGAGGACAATGAGAATGCATCCATCCCCGATGACGCGGAAGAGGATATTCCCTTTCCCGGAGGGCCTTCTTCCGAGGATGTCTCTGAAAGCGATGGCGATGGCCACAAGACCGTTGAGAACACGCCAAAAACTCAAGGAATAGATCCAGAGAAGCAGCACAATTGGTGGACTGAGAATCTGAAGAACATCGCCGCTCTTGCCATAGTGGCTTTTTGTCTCATAATGATTGCGGCCTTTGCTGGCATACAGTTCGGCTGGCCGGGTGCTGATGGTGGTGATGCGGTAGCCAAGGCTTCTGACGTGTTCAAGCTGATTGCCACGACCGCGTTGGGTTTCCTGTTCGGTCGTAATTCCAAATAGCATTTTCGGGTATGCTTCGCCCCGTGTAGGATGGGAGGCGAAGCGTCCTCCTTTCCATTTCTCTGGTGGGATTGGGATTCTTCACACGTCCCGCTGACGCGCCAACGTCAACGGGACTTTTACTTATTTGTTGAGATTGTCGATGGCGTACTGTGCTTCCTCCGGGGTGAACTTCTCCCCGGCTGAGGAAACGAGCTGGTCGTAGATCGCAGCCGAGGACATGGACATCATTTCCTGATAGGACTTGGCCTTGGCCAACGCGTTGGCGTTGTAGTCGGCTTGCAGGTGGTCCACGGCGTATTGCGCGGCTTCGGCGGGGAACTTCTCCCCGTACTCGCTGGTCAATTGGTCGTAGATGCCCTGCTTGCTCATGTGCATCATGTCGGAATACGATTTCGCCTTGTTGAGCGCGTTCTGGTATTCGACAGGAGGCTGCGCCTGAATGCTGACCTTCGCGGTCTGTCCCTCGTATTCGATGGTGAATTCGGTGGGCGCGTTGATGTTGACGGCACCGGGGTTCTGAATCTTCCATCCGGTGACGTTCTTGGTCGTCCCATCATCGTATTTCGCGGTCACGGTGATGCCGGAGGTTTTATCGGTCACTTGTTCGCCGTCTTTGATGCTGCCGCTGTACGATGCGGTGATGCCGGTGAGTTTGGCGTCCTTTTTTGGCGTTGCCTTCTGCGTCGATTTCGGTGCCACGCTTTGTGCGGAGGAACTATCCACGGCCGAACCGCCGCCTTGCGAATTGCCGGCACCTCCTATGATGGCTATGTCGAGCACGACCACCACGACAATGATGACCCAGAACCACCATTGCTTCCAGATCGGTTTCTTAGGTTTCGGCTGTCCGGGCTGGGCGTATCCCGGTACGCCTCCTGTTGGCTGGCCAAACGTCTGGCCCGGCATTGTCTGCGCATTCTGCGGCGGCTGCGGCCCCTGAGGCTGAGCTAGCGGAATCGGTTGCATCATCGGAGCCTTATTGTTGTTACCCATTTCTTCTTCTTTCTCTAAGCTGCTACACGGTCGTGCAGCAGTGTCCTGTAATCATTGATGATGCCTGATGTGACTTCGAGTTCGTCTGCGATACGCCAGACGTTCCCGTCGTACATTCGTTCGGCCAGCGCGTATTCGGTTGGCGATATCAATAGCCGAGCCGTCTCCGCACGGGTGCGCATCTCATGCAGGCCACACCGGTCATCACCGTGGGACCAGTGGACCAGCTCATGCACGAGGGTGCATCGTTTGGCCACGTATGGGAGACGACGGTCTATGAGTATCGTGCGAGTGCGCTCGCTGTAGCAGCCCATCATGCCGTTGGGCAGGTGGTCGGCGCTGCGTATCTCTACGTCGAGTCCGGCACTGTAGACGGCCATGCGCACATGGCCATAGGTGTCTCTCAGGTTCAACGGCAACGGTCTCATGCTGGATCATCCCCGTTCCCGTATTCGATGTACTTCTCCTTGTCCGGGTCGGTGTAGGCCGCAAGCTCCATCGGGTTATCCGCCAGAATACGCTTCGTCTCCTCCACGCGACGCTCGCGCTCCTGCTCCGTTTCGATGCGCCGTGCTTCGGCGATGATCTCCCGCAACGTCTGCACCGGGTCGGCATTGCATACATCACAAATGATGAGGAATTCAGACAGTTTAACGGGAGCTTTTAATTTTTTGCGAATATCTCGAACACGGTTGTAGCCAATAGCGCTTCTAGATGCTCCATCTATTGCGGAATTATTCATACCGGCTCGATGAATCATCTTGTCTATTGCCTGCGCAGACACATCGTCAACGATGGTGCGCTCTCGCTTATCCGTATTCATACGGACAACTATAGCAGACACGCCGAGCAGTTGCTACAGAATATAGCAAGCGCTATATTTAATTTTAGATAGAGCATTTGCTATAGGAGGTGGCTGAGATGAAGCTAAATCTATCTCGATATGAGGGTAGCTCCTTTGATGCTGCCGTTGATGTGTTGGATGCCGTGGTGGATGACGTCACTCGTCTGATTGAGGATTCTCCGGATGAGCGTCTGACGCCTGAACGGCTTGCGGGATATCGCTCGCAGGCGGTTCGGGAGTTTTACGCGGCTCATGGGATTCAATCTGGGCAGGAGAATATCCCAGATACTCCAGTATCGTCGCGGAATCGGCAAGAGCCCCTAACGCGAAACCGACAGCTGCAACGCAAGGGACCACACGCTTCTGCAAAAACTCCATCACTGTTCGCTGTGATTTCTCGTCTTTGGGGGTCGCGGCGATGATATTCAACGAAGTTTGCAATCGGGTGAACGCGATGTCCAGTTTGAAGTCGCCGGTCAGCTCATACTCATCCAATGCGGTGCCGACCTCGCGGACGAGACGGGCCACGTACTCCTTGAGGTCCTTCGGCAGCGTGACGGCCTTGAGCAAGCCGGGAACGTCGGCGACAAGCTCTCGGATACTGTCTCTTCTCTCCTGCGGATATTCGGCGGCCCTCGCATCCAGCAGACGTTCCGCGGTGCGTAGCGCCATGCGATCCTCGTTCGAGATGGGAACCTTCGAATCCATCATCTCCATGCTGCGCTGGTTCCGTTCCCAGGCAACTGAGATGTTGTACCAGATGTCGGCGAGACAACGGCAGGCGAGGTCGGCATCTTCGTCTCCGGCCGCCGCAGCCGTTCTCAACGTGCTGTCCACTTCGGCCATCGCGCCCGATACATCCGGGAAACGATATGTTATGCCATCCGCCTTATTGGCCAGCAGAAAACGCTTCACATAGGTAGCCGCGTTCACCACGCCCCATACCCCCAATCATCAGTCAAAGGAATTAGCACATGTCTAACCTACCAGCAATTGAAGTCGCAAAACGGGCGACCCATGACACCCGTAACCGCGTGCTGCTGTCCAAGACCAAGATGACCAGCATCGCCGACGCCAGCAACCGCAACCGCATGACCATCGCCAAATGGCTCGACGGCGACGACATGAGCCTCGCCGCATTCGTGGCCGCACAACAGTTGTCGGGCGGAGACCCGGTCAAGACCTTGGCCGACGCGCTCGCCGACAAGGAGGCGGCGTGATGTCTGTCGAAGAGTATGGCCGTCATTTCAGCGGCTACCGGGAGCCGAAGAACGCCGAACCGTCGCGTGGTTTCACACGTCGCCTCATATTCTGGGCCCTCGTGTTCGCGGTGTGCGTCGGCTGGGTGATGACGCACACGGGTTGCGCGCATCCCATCGGCAACGGTTTGGCCGCGCTCATGGGCTTCGGGCTCGTTCCCCTGCGGCTCCTGTGCCTCGTTTTGAGCGAGGCGGGCGTCGAATAACAGTCTTGCCGGACGGCGTGGAAAACCGGCCGGCCAAGCGGAAGGAAAACCGGTAACCCACGTGATAACTGAAAAAACAACTGACAGATACGGTGTCAGTTTTCTTGAACCGGCGTCGGCCTGCTACCAGCGTTTACTATTCGGGCCGGCGTCACGGGCGGTGCAGGTTGCCCCCAGTCGAGATCGCGTAGGTCATGTGTGCGCGGCAAAGACCGGGACCACGGTTCGACTCCGTGGCCGTCCACGAACGCAAGTTCAAAAAAAGAAAGCCCCCGCTGGCACGGGGGCGAGAAGAAAAACTCTCAACAGAAAGGATAACCCCATGAGCGCGGAAACACCGAATCTCATGAGTGTGGCCCAGCTCGCCGAACACTACGGGCGGGCGAAGAAAACCATCCAGAACAAGCTCACCCGAGGCTGGGGGCCCGTGCCGGTATTGGACCCGGACACGGGACAGGTGCTCGGCTTCCGCGTCGAGGAGGTGAACCGTTTTGACCAGCGCAACCAACGAACCCACAAGCAATACCTGTATGACTGATCTGCCGAACGACATGTGGCTGGCGGTCGCCGGGAAGCTGCTCAAGAATCTGGACATCCTGACCGCCCACCCCACGCGCCAGAGCCTCGCGAGCCTCATCGGCCTGAGCATCCACGAGGCCGGGCTGCGGCTCGTCGGACTACGAGAGGATATGGATGACGGACACGGTGGAACTGTGGAGTCCGATCACGGACGATGGCGTGCGCATGACGCCGGGCGAATTGATCGTGGAGTTTATGGATCTTATCAGCGACCGGAACAGTCAGACCGGCAACCCGTACCTGTACGTGATGCCGTTGCCGAACATGGTCGTCATCGACAGGCAACGGCGCAGGGTGAGCGCGCGAGTGGAATACGTCAGCAAGTCGAAGCTAAGGAGCAGGAATGAAGCGAGTGACCGTTGGCATGGCAGCACAGGCGACCGGCCTGTTCGACGTGCACCGTTTCCGCCAGCGCACGAAGACGGATCGTGAGAGTGCGTGGCACGCGTTCCGCGCACTGGGTGTCGGCGGCTCGGACATGAGCACGATCCTCGGCCTCAACCCGTACTCGACCCCTTACGAGCTGTGGTTGGAGAAGACGGGCCGTCAGCAGCCGGAGGATATCAGCGGCAAGTGGGCGATCGTCAAGGGCAACGCCTTGGAGGTCGAACTGCGCCGCCGATTCCGCCAACTGCACCCGGAGTACCAGGTCATCGACGGCACCGACATCAGCCTCGTGTCCAAGGAGCATCCGTTGATGCACGCCTCGCTGGACGGTTTCCTCTACGACTCCGAATCGGATTCGTTCGGGGTGCTGGAGATCAAGACCGCGAACGCGAACCGTGGGCGCACCGACTGGCACGACGAGACGGGCGAGCTCGTGGCCCCGCAGTACTACATGGCGCAGGTCACGCATTACATGGCCGTCACCGGCTTCACGTGGGGCGTGTTCTACGCGGATATCGGAGAGTCGGAACCGGTCGAGGTGCGGTTCGAGCGCGACGAGGACGACATTCACGCTGTAATCAAAGCCGCCGAGGACTTCTGGGGTTTCGTCACCCGCGACGAAATGCCCACCCTCACCGGCGCGGACGTGGACAAGGCGCAATCCATGCCACCCTACCCGGACGGCTACGAGCAGGTCGTGGACCATGAATTCGACGACCTCGCCGCCATGTACTCCACGTACGCGCAGGCCGAATCCAACGCCAAGAAAGCGAAGGAGAAGATCGCCGACCAATTGAAGGCGATGGTCGGCGCGGAACGCGAGGGCCTGATCAGCGGCGGATGGAAGGCCGGATACCGGACCGTCCACTACAAGGAGAAGCCAGCGATCGAGGCGAAACCCGCATACGACCAGAGACGATTCACCATCACCCAACTCAAAACCAAGTAAGGAGAACCGATATGGGACAGTTAGCGACGCAGGCGCAGAACGCGCAGATGCAGACGATGAACCCGCAGCAGAACATGAAGAGCCTGCTGGAGAGGAGCTGGCCGCGCATCGCGGCCGTCATCGGCAACAACCTCAGCCCGCAACGCCTCTACCAGATGTACGTGAGCACCATCAACCGCGAACCGCAGCTCGCCAACTGCGGCGTGGAATCGGTGCTGTCCTGCTTCATGAAATGCGCCGCATTGGGCTTGGAACCGTCGAACGTGGACGGATTGGGACGCGCCTACATCCTGCCCTACGGGAACAAGAACTACCGCACCGGACAGAAGGAAGCCACACTCATCATCGGCTACAAGGGCATGATCGACCTCGCACGCCGCAGCGGCCAGATCAGGGACATCAGCGCCCGAGCAGTCCATGGGGGCGACGAATTCACCTACAGCTATGGCCTGAACGAGGACCTGCGGCACGTGCCGTGCGCGAAGCCCGGCAAGCTCACCCATGTGTACATGATCGCGAACTTCAAGGACGGCGGGCATTACTTCCAGGTGATGAACGCCGACGAGATCGAGGCGGCGGCGAAACGCAGCCCCAGCTACGGCAAGGCGGTCAGCCCGTGGAAGTCCGACTATGAGGCCATGGCGAAGAAGACGGTAATCCGACGCGCGTTCCCCTACCTGCCGGTCAGCGTGGAGGCCCGCGACGCGGCCGCAAGCGACGACCAGACACCGGATTATTCCGACGTGTTCCGTCCACTGCCCACCGTGACTGCGGACGATTCGCCGGTTGACGTGAGCGTGGACGAACCCGAGGAACCGGAACAGCCGCAGCCGTCTCCCGTCGAGGCGAAGCGTTCTGAGATGATTCGACGCTTCCAGACCTTGGGCGTGGCTTCGGACGCGGAGGCGTGCGAAACCATCTCGAAGATTCTGAACCGCGAAGTGAAAGCCAGCGACGAACTGTCGGAGGCTGAGCTTGACAAGGTGATCGGCCAGTTGAAGGCCGGCGTGAAGGAAGGTGAGTGAGACCATGGCGGGAAAAGCGACCATCATCATCCAGGGCACGGCGTGGGGCGTGCGAGAAACGCAGAACGGCAAACGGTATCTGAGCGTATCGATGTCGCCCGGCTACCGTGACCGGAACGGCAACTGGGTCAGCCAGCCGGAACAGTACTACTCGGTGTGGCCTGCTGGCTACGCGAACCTCAACCCAGTGTTCGACCAGATCGCCCAGCTGCGTCAGAATCAGGACCAGTTCGTGGACGTGACCATCGTGGGCGAAATCAGCGGCCTCGACGCCTACACGAACAAGAAGGGCGAGCCCGCCGCAAGCTGCAACGTCAACGCCAGCGCTGTGGCCATCACCAACGTTCGCCAGAAGAACGGCGGACAGCAGGGTTACGGCGCTCAGGGAGGCTACACGTCGCAGCCTCCGGCCTCAGACCAGTGGGCCAACGGCGGCAGCGACCCGGAGTTTTAACGATGCTGCATTTGTATCACGATGAGACGCCGCCGGACGTGGAACCGGTCTGCGAGAGGCACGGGTGCCCGCTGTACCCGGCAAGACCGATTCCATGCCCGGAATGCGCTTTGGAAGCAGACGAGATGTACGCGGATTACGGATTGGAGAGATGATGGCGAACCCATCGAAAAGCAAAGGCACAAGCCTCGAGACGTGGACCGTGCGTTACCTCGCGTGGGCGTTGCAGGACACGCGCATCGACCGTATGCCGTTGCATGGCAACGCCGACCAGGGCGATCTGATCGGCGTCATGTTCCATGGCGAGCCGGTGTGCGTGGAATGCAAGGACACGAAGATGCCGAACTATCGCAAGCATTGGCGGGAGCTCAAAGTGGAGATGGCGAACATGGACACTCCCTACGGGGTGCTCATCCAACACCGCAGGGGCGTGGGCGTGAAAAGCCTCAAGGGCATGGCCCGGCAGATGGCCGTGTTCGACATCGGAACGCTCGAACGGTTCCTCGCCACTCACATGGGGCACGTGTTAGGACCGGACTACCGGATTCGCCGCGAGCTCGCGAACCGGCTGCGCGGCGAATCGAGGCCGGTGCCCTCCAATCCGATGCTCGTGTGGATGCCGCTCGAATTGTTCGCGCTCCTGCTGAACGACGGCTTGGCGTTGGGGCCGGACGATGGCCAGGATTAACCCTCATACCTACATCGGTGGCAGCCGTCGCACCGGTTTGCGTGGCGGCTACCACCGCAAACCCAAGACCAATGGCGAGGGGCTGAAGCCCAGCGAGATAATCGCCGCCAGCCCCGAACTGCTGGCATTGATAGCCGAATACCAAAGAGACAAGAGAAAGGAGGCGGACTGATGGCCAGACAGGGCTACGGGAAGCTGAGTAACGGCTTCCATTCGAACACGAAAGTGCTGAAGCTACAGCGTATGCGTCCGAGCGCACTTGGAGTGTACTGCATGGCCATTTCCTTCTGTTCCGACGTGCTCAACGACGGCGTGATGAGCGAGGACGACGTGATCTACCAGCTCAACGCGACCGAAGAGGACATCGAAGCGCTGATCAAGGTCGGCATGTTCGAACGTTCGGACGACGGCTCCTACCGCATCCACGATTATCTTTCCCATCAGTCCAGCCGCGAACAGGTGGAGACGAGGGCGGAGGGTGCTCGCAACCGCAAGCGCAAGCAGCGTTCCGAAGCCGATGTCACACCCGAGTCACGCTGGGACGAAACGAATGTCACAAGCATGTCACGCCGTGACAATTCGAATGTCACACCCGAGTCACGCTGGGACTCTTTAACCAAGAACCAAGAACCAATAACCAATAACCAAAAGAATTCTTCTAACGAAGAATTCTCTCTCCCCCAAACCCCCTCGCAAGCCGAGGGGGCCGCAGAGAGCGCCGACGAGGATTATCCCATCGAGTTCGAGCAGTTCTGGCAGACCTATCCACGCAAGACCGGCAAACGCAAGGCCTTCGAGGCTTGGCGGAAGGCGCGGAGGAAAACCAACAACACGTTCCTGATCGCCAAGGCGTCGAGATACGCCGCCGACCCGAACCGGGAACCCGGCTACACGCTCACCCCGGCGAACTGGCTGGACGGCGAACACTGGGACGATGACCCGCTGCCGGCCAAACCCGAGCCGACCGCACGCCCCTCGCCATCGGCGTGGAACCGTTCGCAGGCCAACCAGGACGCGAACGCGGCACTGATAGCCCACTACGCGGCCGAGGAAGCCGCCGAAAACCAATCACGGGAAGGAGTACTGACATGCTGACGCTCAAGGAAAGCACGCTCGTGCTGGCGAAGATTCGCGTCCACCACGGCAACGCGGCCATCACCGACTTGGAGGCTCGCACGTTCCACGAGGAGCTTCGCGCGGACATGACGCTGGGAGAGGCGTTGAAGGCGGTGAAGCGCTTCTACGCGGACAACAGCACGGGTTGCTGGTGCGGTTCCGGCGATGTGAACGCCATCGTGCGCAGGATGCGCAACGAGTCGAAGCCCTCTGAGGCGCAGATAGCGCGCGAATGCGAGGCGCGGGGCCTATCCGCGGACGAGGCGTGGATGTACCGCCGCCAGCGGATGCTCGGCAACGGCCCGGAGCAGGCGCAGCAGCAGGCGTTGACCATGCGCAACCCACTCGAACTGCCCGCCGCGCAGCCGAAGTCACGTTCCACGGCCAGACGGTTCGCAGGTGCCCAGAAGCTGGGTGCTGCCTCACTCGGCTCGATTCTGAGGGGCGCGTGATGGCCGAAAAGTTCCCGACCCCGCAGGAGCGTGCGACGGCGTGGCTGTTGGAGGCCACGGAGATTGGCGGCATGAGCCGGCCGGAGACCGCGCTATACGCCTATCAGGCCGGTTTCACGGCGGCGCTCGACTTGTGCATCGAAATCGAAACACGACTCAACAAGGAGGAAACCGATGACCATGCTGCTTGATGGTCGATTGCGTGATCTCGCGACGCAGACCCACCTGCTCGAGACGAAGGTGAGCTCTCTTGGCTGGATGGCCGGCGCCGGCGCGCAGACGTTGAAATCAATGACCCGCGCCCAGGCGCATCTCATGCTCGCCGAATGCGATCTGCTGGACGCGCTCGAAGCGAACGAAAAGAAGGAGAAAAACAATGAGCAGTGAGAAACCATTCTGGGAAGGCAAGACCTGCAAGGAGATGGCAAACCTGCACGTCAAGGTCACATTTGTGGCCGGTGCCGTGCTTACAGGAATCACCGACTGTTCCGGGCACATTAGGCGCAGTAGAAACGGCTCCGTCGTGCCCATTTCTGCCAATCGAGGGGCAGAGCGCTTCGTCCCCTACAGGGACATCGAGTCCATTGAACTGTTGGATGACCCCGAGTACGAGCGTATCGATGACATTCACGATGTTTGCACGGGCGATATTTTCGTCGCGACGAACGGCAATAGATTCTCCGTTGTCGCTGTCGATGATGATGACGAAACAGACTGCACCCTTGCAGTCATGGTACAGGCAGAGATTCCCGACTTCCACGATTGGATGTTTAATTCAAACTTCGCCTACGCATTGCGTCGGAAGCCGAAGCTGCCCAACCATGACGGATTGTGGTTAGACAAGGACGATAACACGTGGACGATGCGTGATGGCAGCGTGCAGATTACATGCATCGGCGCTGATGACTGGTGTTTCACGCGCGCGTGGTTCTCGCCGGATAGCGTACAGGTTCTAAACGCGGCCCCGTTCCGTCCGGCCAAGGTGGTGGAAGCGTGAGCAATCGTATCGTGAAATTGCCCTCGGTTGAATCTTTCGGCCGTCTCACGCCCGACAAGTGGCTGTTGTTGAAGACGCTTGAGGAGGCGGCGGAGATGGTGGAGGCCGGGAAACAATACCTGAAAGCCAACGACCCGACAGACCCGAGCGGCATTGGCCGGGAGTTCGATGATCATGCGAACTGCCTCGCCTGCTTCGGGGTGAACGTGGGCGGCGAGCTCGGCGATGACCGGGACAAGGCGAAAGCCGGATGGATAGGTTACGTGCGCGGCCAGCGCCGCCAAGCCATGCTCGGCGAGCTCGCCGACGTGTTGCAGACGGTCGGCAACCTGATCACCGCGTTCGACATCACCGACGAGGAACTTGCTCAGTCTATGGATGATTGCCTTGTTCGCAATCAGGAACGAGGTCGACTGTGAGCATCATCAGCAGTGAGGCGAAGTGGGCTGTCCTCCAACGAGTTGTCCGTCTATCCCTCGAGGAAATACGTGGCACGACCAAGGGCAAGGAATACGAGGCCGGTTTTATCGCCGGAGCCACGCGCCGGCCCACGAACGAGGAAATCGTAGCCGGAGCGAAAGCGTTCTACGAGGCGTTGAAGCCCGACTATTACCCCCAATGGGATTCTGACTGCGCGTTGAGGGCCGAATACTACGACGCCATGCGACTCGCAGTCAAGGCAATGCAAGGAAAGGCAACGGAAGAATGAATCTTTTAGATGAAACCAAGGGTGCGATCTCACAAAGCGAGCATTCGACCGATGACGTTCGATTCGTAGGCTCCCGCGACGAGAAGCTGGGAATTCCGTGGAGTCAGGCCGAAAAGGTGCTCGACATCGATTACGACGACGGATACGGCAGTCAGGAGATAGCCGCCGACCTGGTCGTGGCGTTCACTGATGGCGGTTTCCTGCGCCGCGAAGAATACGACGGCAGCGAATGGTGGGAATATGAGCCACCGTTCAGAGGCCCGGAGACGCAGAAACCGTTCGGACGCGTGAAGCGGACCTATCCCGCGTACTCGCTTGAGGACATCAATTACCCGATGGAGGCAACGGAAGGAGGCAGACGATGAGCACTCTGGATATTTTGGGCAACACGAGCGAGCAGGCGGATTCGATACGTCTGATGCTCAAAGTGCGGGGCATGAAGGACGGTCGTTTCATCGACGCCGACCCGCTCATCATCCTCAAGGCCGACAATCATCAAGGCTCCGACAGGTGGGACGTGTATGTCAGCAAGACGGTGTATCCGACCGCCGAATCGTATGGCACGCTCGCCGTCGTGCTGAGGATGCTCGCCGACGACGTGGAGATCATGGCGCGAGAGAAGGAAATGGGAGGCGGACAATGAGCGGACACGACGAAACAATTCATCCAGACTATATTCCCGAGGATTTCAGGGAACTGCTGCGCATGGCTTGCGATTCCGTCTGGGAACAAGGCGAGTTGTACAGCGAAGACCTGTTGCTGGCGGCTTTCAAACCCGCCATAGACGAACACGACCGGCAGATAGCCGAACAGGCATGGGAGGACGGATATATCCAAGCCCTCAAGAACATGAACCCCATGCCCGGCGAGGAACCGCCCGAATACACGCCAAACCCATATCGAAAGGAGAACGCATGAACGAGATTCAGCTTACAGACCATTTGGTTGCGCAATTCAGCGCGGAAAGCTCCTTCGGCCATTATCGAGCCAAAATCTACGAGGACGGCAACTTCAGAGAGTCCCTGTACGCCATGAGCCTCAAACGTCTCAAGCGCAAATGCGAGAAGTATGCGAATCGTGAACGCAAGGCCATCGCATATGTCGCCACGCTCAAGGAGGAATCATGAGCGTAAGCAGTCTCAAACGCGAGGAAATACTCAAATGGCATCGGAGCAAGGCCGCGACACCCGAATACACGGCGAAACTGCTCGGCGTGCCATTGGATGAGGTGCTGTACATCATCGCCCATCCTGAAACGCCCGCACCCCACAAGGATGATTTCACGCCCGAATTCATCGAACCATTGATTTGAATTCAGCGCAAAAACACTGAATTCAGCGTAAAAAAACGAAACCCTCCACCGAAAAGATGGAGGGCACGCTCACCAAGCACCATGATAGCCGGAACGTGGAGGGTTTCAAACAATGTTCATCACCACCGAACCATGCCAATACTGCGGCAACCAGCAGGTCGAGGCACCGTGGACGCTCTGCCGGGACTGCCGCCGCGTCTACGCGAAAACGCTCCACCGGCTCCGCCGCGACATGATGCTCCTGCAACAGGTGTCCCGTCACGCCTACAAGCTCGGAGAACCCGGAGCGGGCGGCAAACCGCAAGGAGGCGCGGCGCCCGCGCCCATCAACCTCCACGCGCAGGACATGCTCGACCAGATCGAGGACGGCTTGCAGGACATGTGGAACGAAACCGGCGTGGAAAGCCGTCCGAGATGGCAGACCCTGCTCAGGGACTCGCCACGACGACTGCCCGACCTATGCCGCGCCAGTCGCTCGGGACATTGGCTGACATGGCTCATCCACACCTGCGAGCGCATCGAACCGCTCGTGGACCGCAGGCCACGCACGCGCCGGATAATCGGCGTCTGCCCCGAATGCAAACGCGAAATACTGGCGGCGAAGGGCGAATCGCTGCTGCTGTGCAAATGCGGCAACCCCATCAACGTGGCCGAACTGCGCGAGCAGAGCCGAGACAAGGCCGAGGCAATCCACCTGACCAAGACCCCTGCGGGCATGAGCCAGTGGCTCAAGGACAACTACGGGTACGAGGTCAGCCGCAAGCAGATCAGCAACTGGCTCAACCGCGGCAAGCTGCCCAGCAGCAAGCCGGTCGATGACGGCTACTGGGAGTTCAACATACGGGAGATTCTGGCGTTGGCGATGGGTTCCAGCGGCCGCCCGGCTTGACATAGTGTAGCCTGTGAGATACAATAAGGGTATGGAAATCAAGCAAACCGCCGAATACCGCAAGTGGTTCAAGAAACTCAGGAACCGCGAGGCGAAAGCCGCCATCCAAGCCCGGCTCGACGCCTGCAAGCTCGCCGGCAGGCCGTTCGGCGACATCAAACCCGTGGGAGGCCCGGTCAGCGAGATGCGGTTCCACATCGGAGCCGGATACCGCGTCTACTTCACCACGCGCGGCAACGTGCTCATGCTGCTGCTCGCAGGCGGCGACAAAAGCACCCAGCAGACCGACATCAAACAAGCCCACGCCATACTCGACGACTACAAGGAGCAGCAATGAGCACCGAAATCACCGACTACGACACCAGCGAATACCTCGAAAACGAACAGGACATCATCGCCTACCTCAACGCCATAGCCGAATACGACGACCCCGCACTCATGCAGGCCGCACTCGGCAACGTCGCCAAGGCTCGAGGCATGACCCAGATCGCCAAGGACGCGGGCGTGGGGCGCGAAAGCCTCTACAAAAGCCTCAGCAAGGACGGAAACCCCAGCTTCCAGACCATCGCCAAGGTAATCCACGCCCTCGGCGGACGCCTCACCATCCAAGCCGCCTGAAAAAACAAAACACAGACAGGAGTAGGGTGAATCCACCCCGTGGTATACTCCGTATCAGGATTAGTGTGGAAGCCTCTGAATCAACCGGTTCAGGGGCTTTACTCATATCCACCCAATGGTCATGTGCCATGGCAATCAACCGGCATGACCGCCTATGCGCGTAGCTCAGCAGGTAGAGCGGCGGTCTCCAAAACCGCAGGTCGTTGGATCGAAGCCAACCGCGTATGCCACACAAAACATCCGCAATGCGAGGTGACTGCAACATGGTCAGCTACAGTCGTCAAGTCCGCAAGGGCGGACGCCAATTCGAAAAAGACCGCAAAAAATTCTTCCTCGAATGCAAAGCGGAACACCGTCCATGCTGGCTCTGCGGAATGCCAATCGACTACGACGCCCCGCAGAACACCACAGACGACAGCTACAACCTCGACCACTTCTACCCCGTCACCAAACGCCCAGACCTGCAACACGACCCCGCAGGCTTCCGCCCATCACACACCCAATGCAACAACCTGCGCGGCAACAAAGACCCCGCCACACCAATCGGCACACTCTCACGCCAATGGATCCAGACAGCATAGGAGGACCAACGCTCATGGACATCGACGAACCAGCCAAGACATTCAACGGCGAAACGGTCCGCGAAGCAACCTATCCCATCACGCTCCACATCAGCGCCAGCCTAGCCAACAGCAACACCGACTACGACCTAGGCGAAATCGAAGCGGACCTGCCAATCAACCTCGAACCAACGGTCTCGGGAGGCGTACGCACCGTCGTCATACCCAAGGTCGACAGTCAGTCATTCACCAGACGACTCACCAACGGCGTCAACGCGTTCATCGACGCGTTCAACGCCTGACCAACCACCGGGAGGGGCGGTAGAATCCCAAAACCAGCCGCCAACGGGGCACGACCCGCATGGCCGCTGTTCCTCTCCCTCCGAATTTGACCACCCCATCGCGCACGCGCGGGAACGGAGCCATCATGCCTAATTTGAAGGTGGAGACGTTCAAAATCTCCGACCTGAGCACGTATCACAAGAATCCTCGGCGCGGCGATGTGGATGCCATCGCCGAATCGTTGAAGGCGCGCGGCCAGTATCGGCCCATCGTGGTCAACATCGGCACGCACGCCTCCCACGATTACGAGATTCTCGCCGGCAATCACACGTATCTGGCGGTGAAGAAGCTCGGTTGGAAGACGATTCAGGCGACCACGGTCGATGTGGACGATGACCAGGCGGCGCAGATCGTGCTGGCCGACAATCGTCTCGCCGACTTGGGCGGCTACGATGACGAGACTCTATCCGCTTTGCTGTCCGATGTGAGCAGTCTCGATGGATTGGGCTGGTCTCAGGATGATGTGGATGAGCTTGCCGCCGCGTTGGAGCCTGAGCGAGACGATTCGGAGGTTGAGGATGTCGAGGTGCCCGATGATGCTCCGCAGCGTGTGAAGCGCGGCGAAATCTGGGTGCTGGGCGAGCATCGTCTCATGTGTGGCGATTCCACCAAACCTCAGGTGTTGCAACCACCACTAGAATCCGCCACATGCGGAAACTGTTAGGGGGGGGGGAGGCCGATCTGTGGCTGACGGACCCGCCCTATAATGTCGCCATTGTCGGCAAGACGAAAAAACATCTGACCATTGAGAATGATTCCTGGGCGAACGATGACGAGTTCGTGGAGTTTCTGCGTAAGGCGTTCGCCACGGCGCTTGACGTGTTGAAGCCCGGATGCGCGTTCTATGTCTTACGACTAGTCACTTAAAGTATAGTATTCTGTGGTATTCTGTGTTATACTGGATGTCATGAAACTATCCGAGTATGCGAAGCGTCACGACATCCAGTATCGTGCCGCGTGGAACCGTTACAAGGCAGGGCGGATTCCGGGCGCATACCAGGATGAGATGGGTGCGATCATCGTGCCCGACGATACGAAGGCCTCGGAGAGGGATGCCGTCATTTACGCGCGCGTGTCCGACCCGTCGAAACGCAAGACCCAATTGCCTGCCCAGCAGAAGCGCATGGAGGATTGGGCTGTCGCCAACGGGTACCGGGTCGTGGCCTCCGTGGCTGAGGTCGGGTCCGGCGTGAACGACAAGAGGCGCAAGCTAACCGCCCTGTTGAAGCGTGACGACTGGGGAACCCTGATCGTCGAACACAAGGACCGGCTGACTCGGTTCGGGTTCGAATGGTTCCGCCTGTTCGCCGAACAGACCGGCCGGCGCATCCTCGTGGTCAACGAAGCTGCGGATGACCGGACGGACCTGATACAGGACCTCGTATCGATCATCTACTCGTTTTCCGCCCGCCTGTACGGGCGACGTCGTGCGGAGCGGGCCCAACGGATAGTCCGACTGTTGGAGGAGGGAGGGTCTGATGGCGAGCAAGACTAGCATGGCCTACCACGCGTATCAGGCGAAATCCCCCATGAACCAAGGCAAGGTTGAAGCCTTGCGTGCCCTGCTTCCCGTATGGCGGGCCGGACTCACGTTGGCGATGTCCTGTTGGACGCGCCCGTTCGTCCAATCCGGCGTCCTGCCGCGTTGGATCGACTCCAAAGGCTTCCCTGACATGCTATCGCAACGCCAGTGGGATTCCGTGGACCGTCAGGCGCGCGCCGCATTGGACTCATGGATCGCGTTACGTGAGGACGAGTTCAGGAAGACCGTCAACGGCTCCACCCTCAGCCCCGATTTGAAGCATGCGCTACACCGGATCAACCTGCGTCACGCATGGTGGGAGTCCGTCGCCGATGACGCGCACAAGATGGCGCGGCGCATCATCAAACATCTGCGCGAACGAGTCCCCTTCCCGGATATGAGGCGCTGCCGGACCATGAGCATGGACGGCAAGATCGCACGCGTCGGAACCCCCGTGAACGCGTTTCACTTCCAATACTGGGCCGTCGTGTCCACCCTGGACAAGGGGCACCCCGTCCGCATCCCGCTGACCGTCGACCCCCGCATGAACGAGAACACCCTCCACGGCGACGAACAGGCGGCCAACCACCTGCAGGCCCGAATCAACAGGGACGGTTCGATCGACCTGCACCTGATGACCGTCAAAGCGAAAGCCCGTAAGCGTTCGTCCGGCATGGTCATCGGCATGGACTGGGGGTTGAAGAGCCTGTTCGCCACCAGCCAGGGACAACTGCACGGGCTCAAACTCTACACGTGGCTTCAGCAACGCGACAAGGAACTCACCGCCCTGACGCGTGCCCTGGCGAAAAGCGGGATACGCTACAGGCAGTCACGCCGCTACCGCAACCTCAACAAGCGTATCCGCGACTACACACGCAACGAGGTCAACCGGATTCTTAACCTCCTCTCCCGGCAGGAGATCCGCGAGATCGTCGTCGAGGAACTCGACTTCCGCAACGGCGGCCTATCAAAGAAGATGAACAGGATCATCAGCCGGGCCGGACGAAACGCCGTCAAAGCCAAGCTCAAGGACCTGGAGGACAACAAGGGGATCACCGTCACCAAGGTCAACCCCGCGTACACCAGCCAGGAATGCCCCAGCTGCGGCTACGTGAACCCACGCAACCGGCCAACGCAGGAACACTTCCGCTGCACATGCTGCGGATACCGGTCACAAGCCGACATCAACGCCAGCCACAACATACTCGCGAGACGTTCCCGCGAGGACGGATGGCGTCGGATCGGCCGCAGACAGATCCTCGCCATGCTCCTACGGGAACACGACGAACGATTCCACCCCACCGGTGGACACGCCGCGAAGAGTGCGGCTACCCCACGGGTCGTATCCACGACACCGAGGGTCAAGGTTACCAGCGGTAGAAAATACCACTAGAAACCACACTCGGTGATACCGTGCTGGATTCATTCGGCGGCTCAGGAAGCACGCTCATGGCGTGCGAGCAGACGGGCCGCAAGTGCGTGACCATGGAACTCGACCCGCACTACTGCGACGTGATATTGAAGCGTTGGGAGGATTACACCGGCCAAAAAGCCGAACGCATCAGCGAATAGGAGGTGAGTGATCATGACCGAGGATAAAGACCAGAAGGCCCTGCGCCTGTTCCTCGGTGCCATGAGCCTGCAGGAGATCCGCACCGTCCTCAACTTCAAGACGGTTTCCTCCGCCGAGGCCGCAATCCGCCGCGCGCTCGCCGCGAACCGCAAGGGCAAGGACAGGGACACCGAACGCTCCGCCGAACTGGAACGTATCGACGCCCTGTATCGCGCCGCATACCCGCAGGCCATCCAAGGTGACTTGAAGGCCATCGACTCGTGCAACACGTTGTCCGAACGCCGTATGCGCATCCTGGATAAACCGGATGACGGCGCGGCTATCACCTCGAATTACGAGGCGACGGTGGCCGCACTGGATACGACCGAAGCGGACGCGGCGGTGATTGCCTCCGGCAGAGCGATAGCCCGCCAAATCGATTACTCGCTGCAGCATGGCACTGGTCAGGAGGTCACCAAGGCGCTCTACCTCGTGCCGCATCTGATGAATGTGCTGCGCGAGTTGGGAGCGACGCCGGCTGCACGCGGCAATATCCAGAACGCCGCCAAAGAGGTCAAGCCGGTCGCCGATGAGCTTGAGGAGTATCTGGCGAAAATCAGCTAAACGGGAGGCGTCATGGGCATCGGTGAAATCAATGACGACGCCCACGGCATCACCACTCCCCGCATATTCACTCCCCCGCTGCGCGAATTGACGCCGGAAACGTCGAACGGGTTCGCGGTCATCGAATTCGCCGAAAAGTTCCTCCACGTGCATCTCTACCCGTGGCAGAAATGGCTGCTGATCCACGGACTCGAGCTTCTGCCGGACGGCTCATACCGGTTCCGCCGCGTTGTCACCGAGGTTGCCCGTCAGAACGGCAAGACCACGCTCATGAGCGTACTGTGCGCGTGGTGGCTGTTCGTCGACTCCGCTCGCCATCCGGAATTGTCGCCGGCTTGGAAGTTTCTCGTGGTCGGTGCCGCGCAGACGTTGGACAACGCGCGCGCCCCATATCAGGCCGTATTGAACTGGTGTAATCCGAATCCGGCTTCCGAGGGCGAGGCCGCGCTTGCGGTGCCCGTATTGCAAAAACGTGTGCAGCGCGTCAACAATTCGCACGGCGAGGAAGCGATCATCTGCCGGAACAAGGCGCAGTACATCGTGCGCGCCGACAAGAACATCCGTTCCAAGAGCGCCAGCCGCGTCGTGTTCGACGAGTTGCGAGAGCAGCACACCGACGATGGCTGGAACGCGGTCAGTCAGACCACGAAGGCCATCTGGTCCAGTCAGTTGTGGGGTATCTCGAACGCGGGCGACTATCGCAGCGTCGTGCTGCGCCGAGTCGTCGACGAGGGACGTGCCCTGGCGGATTCGTGGAACGCTTCGGTTGAAACCGGCAAGCAGTCGCCGGACGAATGGGCCGAGGAGCACGACCCATCCTATGGGTATTTCGAGTGGTCGGCTCCGGATAAATGCGAGCTGGATGACCTTGACGGTATCCGTCAGGCGAACCCCTCCATGGGTTATGGGCCGATGACTTTTCGTAGCATCTCGGCTGACATCAACGGCATGACCGAGGCCGCGTATCGCACCGAGGTCTTGTGCCAGTGGGTGACGGCGGACATCACGCCGTACATCAATCCGAAGCTGTGGAAGCGCGGCATCGACCCGAAGTCCTGTATCCCCGACGACGGGCGCGTGGTGCTTTCCGTGGATACTTCCGCCGATAGAGAGACCACGTATATCGCCGCCGCAGGCTACCGCGAGGATGGCCTGCCGCACGTCGAACTGATCGTGCGCCGTGACGGCATGCTCTGGGTGCCGAAGTACTTGAAGCTGCTTCGCGAGGCATGGCCGAACATCCATGAAATCGCCTTGCAGTCCAAGGGCTGCCCGGCCGTGGACTTCGCCGACCCGCTCGCGGAGGCCGGTTGGACGGTGCATCTCATCGAGGGCTTTCGCATGGGAGCCGCAACCGGCCGTTTCCGTGACCGAGTGAAGGAAAACAAACTCCGCCATCTCCCCCAGCCCGCCATCGAACAACAGGTGAGCGTGGCCGTGACCCGACGATTGGGTGAGGTCGAGGTGTGGGACAGAAACCAGAGCGCTATGCACATTTCCGGCCTCATCGCCGAATCGCAGGCACTGTATGCGTTGGAGACTATGGACGGCGAGCCGGAGAAACCGAAGTACAGGCCCTCCACGGGCATCAAGATTCACTGTTGATATGACGTGACCCAAGGAGGCTGCGTATGGGATTTCTGAATAATCTGCTGCGCGGCCCCGCCGCCATCGCCATGAAGGGCGCGGAGCCGGAGACCGGCGCGTTGCCCACGGTGGGCGACGCGATGCCCGAGGCCATCAGCTGGCCCACCGAAGAGGACTTCGCCGGCTACGTGAACGGCATGTACTGCCGCGAATACGCGGTGCGCGTCGTGGTCGATTTCATTACCCGCCAATTGGCCTCTCTGCCGTTGAAGGTGTATCGGAAGAACGCTGACGGCGACGCGGAGGAGATACGAGACGGCGCATTGGCCCGACTGGTCAAACGGCCTTCCGAACTGCCCGGCATGAGCCGATACCGTTTCTATGCATCACTCATCCGTGACATGCTGCTGGAAGACCGGTGGCTGTGCACGCTCGGCAGCAACCGTTCTGGCGGCGGGAACACGCTTCGCCGCATCCCCGCCGACGGGTACAGCCTCACGGCGAACGGTTTCGGCGAACTCACCGGCGTGACCATCAGCAGCGTCGACGGCAACAAGGGCGGTACCTACAAGCTGCCGGACCCGCGAATCGTGCTTGACATCGGCTATATCGACGGCCTGAACCTCGGAGACCCCGTGACCAACGTTCTCCGTTCCCTGCTCTCCGAGGCGCGTGCGATGGCGAAATACCGTCGCAAAGTCGCTGAGAACAGTCCGCAGACACCCGCGTACATCTACCGGCCGAAGGAAATGCAGTGGGAGTCGCAGGAGGATTACGACGATTTCGTGCAAGCGCTCCGCAACTACCAGCAGGGCGGCGGCCGCGAGGGTGCATGGCTTCCTCTGCGCGACGGCATGGAGGTTCGCGCCATCGGCGAACTGTTCAAGCCGGTGGACATGGCCGACCTGGACGCACGCGAGAAAATCAACGAACAGGTGTGCCTCGCATTCCAGATCAGCCCGGAGAATATCGGCTTCCGCTCCGGCACCAACTCGAACATCAGCGCCTACAAGGAAAAGCTGTGGAACGTTGAACTGCTGCCGTACTTGGTGGCGTTCGAAGAGGCGTTGAACCTCACATTGCCCGAGGCTGTGGGCGAACCGGACTGTTACATCAAGGCGAATCTGGACGCGAAGCTGCGCGGCACGATGGAGACCCAATATCAGGCGCTCTCCACCGCCACCGGCCGTCCGTTCATGACCACCGACGAGGCACGCGAACTGCTCGACCGTCCGAAACTGCCGGGCGGCGACCAGCTGATAACCCCGCTCAACGTGAGCGAGGGAGGCCAGCCCAGCCCGCAGGACGGCGGACAGACGCAGAACGCGCAGCAGGGAGCGAGCCCGAACGGCAAGCAGATGCTCGCCGAATTCAAACGCCTCTACACGTATGACGCCGGTTTCCGCGCGTCATGGGACTCGATGACGAAGGGAGAAACCTCAGATGAGTCTTGATTATCTCGGCTACGAGCTCAAGGAGCTCAAAGCCACCGACAACAGCGGCGGCGGCGTGTTCTCCGGCTACGCGAGCACGTGGGAGAAAGACCTGTACGACGACGTGGTGGTCAAGGGCGCGTTCGCGCAGACCCTCTCCGCCGACTTCAAGGCGGGCGGCGCGGGCATCCCCATCCATTGGCAACACAAGGACGGGTCCCCGAACGATGTGATCGGCGAAACGTTGAGCGCCGTGGAGGATGAGCATGGCCTGCTCATCACCGCGAAGCTCGACACCGACATCGCGGAGGGCAAGCGAGCCTACGACCTGCTCAAACGTGGCCTCATCCACCAGATGAGCATCGGTTTCATCGCCGAAAAGACCGCATGGGTCGAAGACGAGGAATCGAAGAGCCCATGGGACGGCTACCGGGAGATTCGGCAGCTCAAACTGTTCGAGATCAGTCTCGTGCAGGTCGCCGCCAACCAAGGGGCGGAAGTGCTCGAGGTCAAGGCCGGTCGAGCCATCAGCAAGGCCAACGAGGACAAGATTCGCACAGCCTACGAAGCGCTCGGCGAACTGCTCGACTCCATCACCGAAACCCCCGACGATGACGACACCGACGATTCCAAGCCCGATGACGAGCCGGACGACGATACGGCGGACGATTCGGACAAGCCCGAGCCGGACGCCGGCAAGGCGAAAAAGAGTTTTGACCCGCAGTGGGCCAAGGAAATCAGCGACTTCCTCTCGCTGGCAAACAACCAATAGAAAGGATGATCCATGGGTTACATGGAGAAGCTGGCCGCCGAGAAGAAGGCGGTCAAGGCCCTGTACGACAAGGGCATGGAGAACCTCACCGACGATGAGGCGAACGAACTGAAGAACCACTTCGAGGAGGCCAAGCGCCTGCAGGAGCGCGTCGACCTGTTCAAGGGCGTCAACGATTTGAACGTGGACGAGGCCAAGCCTCAGGCAAAGGCGGCTCCCGCCGTCAAGACGCTTGGCGACCTGTACGCGCAGGAGTTGAAGAAGGCCGGCCTGACCGTCATCGGCACCAAGGCGCACCCGTTCGCTTCCAGCGAGTTCAAGGCCGCGTCCGACACGCACGTGGTGGGCACCGGCACGGCGGGCACCGGTTACGCGCCGGTGGTCACGCAGGTCGACATGGACGGCGTCTGGCCGTATGAGCGTCCGCTCGTGGTCGCCGACCTGTTCGGCTCCGTCACCCTGAGCGGCAACGCCAACACCGTGGAATACCCGGTGTATGGCGCGCTCGAGGGCGACGCTGGAACCGTGGGCGAGGGTGGCAAGAAGCCGCAGACCCATCTGCCGGCCCCCAGCTGGGAGTCCGACAGCCTCAAGGAGGTCGCCGCATGGTGGAAGGTCACCGACAACATGGCCGAAGACCTGTCCTACATCGTCTCCGAAATCAACAACCACGCCCGCTATAACCTGCAGCTGCTGGAAGAAACCCAGCTGCTGTCCGGCGACGGCACCAGCGCTAACGTCAAGGGCCTGCTCACCCGCGACATCCAGACGATGGCTCAGGCGGCTGATTCCGACCCGGACCGCATCTTCAAGGCCCGCACCAAGATCGCGGTGGCCACCGGCTTCCGAGCCGACGCCATCGTCATCAACCCCGCCGACTACGAGACCATCCGCCTCTCCAAGGATTCGAACGGCCAGTACTACGGCGGCGGCTACTTCAACGGCCAGTACGGCAACGGCACCATCATGCAGGATCCGCCGCTGTGGGGTCTCAAGACCGTGGTCACCGAGGCCATCGCGCAGGGCACCGTCCTGGTCGGCGCGTTCAAGCTCGGCGGCGCTGTGATCCGCAAGGGCGGTCTGCGCGCCGAGTCCACCAACTCCCACGCCGATGATTTCACCAACGATCTCATCACGTTCCGCGTGCGCGAACGTATCGGCCTGCAGGTCAAGTACCCTAAGGCTTTCGTCAAGGTCGCACTGGGAAAAGCAGCGAAGTGACGCCTGACGCCGAGAGTATCGCCGTCAAACCCGACGCCCTCGCGATGAGGGTCGGCGAGACGGCGAGACTCGAGGTGTCAGTCCTCCCAGCCGAAGCGTCACAGGAGTTCACGGCCCGAATCGCAGACCCGAGCATCGCAACCATTGAGAGCGAGGGGCTATGAGCGTCGTATCCTCCACGGGGGCAATCCCCGACATGATCCAGGATCCGACAGTGTTCGACGCGGACGGGACATTCTGGGTCAAGGCGGCGCAGGCGGCCATCCGTCGCACGTGCGGCTGGCATATCACGCCGAACATCGAACTGTCGGGCGTGGTCAATTCGCGGGGAGGCAAGGTGATTCGCCTCCCCGCACGCCATGTCACGTCGGTGGATGAGCTGACCGACATCGCCGGCAACCGGCTGCACTACGCCTACGACCCCGCCACGGGTTTGGTGGAATGCACCGCCGGCGTTTTCCCGGCCGGCGTGGCCACGATACGCTACCGCATCCACGCCGGTTATGCGCCGGACGAGGTGCCGGATGTACAGGGGGTGCTCATCAACGCGGCGAAACGGGCCAGCAGCGCAGCCGCCGGCATCGTCCAATCCCAGTCGGTCAACGGCAGCAGCGTCACCTACAACGTGACCCTGATGGCCGACGAGCTGGCGAAACTCGACCGGTACAAGCTGGGAGCATTGCCGTGAGCATCATCGATGACATCAACGCCTCCGGCCTGCCGGCGGCCACACGGTTCGTGCGTCTGCGCGCCTCACGCAAACCCGACCCGTACAATCCCGCGCAGACCACCGAGGACTGGACGAAACCCGTCGAATTGGAAGTGCGAGGAGCTTTGGCTTCGAGCAGTTCGACTCGCACGCCCGACGTTTTGGACGTGCAGACCACGTCGACTGCGGTGCTCACCGTGGCCGACCCGAACGCGGACATCCGGATTGGTGACCGTATCCGCCCCGAACCGGCCGATGGCCGCATGTGGGAGGTCAGCGGCTTCCCCAGCCGCGATGCCAACGCCTTTACCGGCTGGCAGCCCACATTGGAAGTCCAGCTCACCGAGTGGAAGGGGTAGCCGATGGCCGGAAGCGGACAGACCAGCATCAAGTTCAACGACGCGTTTTTCGACCAGATCCTCAACTCGGCCGGCGTCAGGGCCCTGACCCGTGGAGCCGCCGAAAAGGCGCTCGGAGTGGCCAAGGCCAACGCGCCCGTCGATACAGGAGCCTACCGCGACGGCCTGCAGGTCGAGGCCGTCCAACGCGCGCACCGCACCACCTTCATGGTGGTCGGCCATGATCCGAAGACCATGCTGGTCGAATCCAAGACCGGCAATCTCCGCAAGGCGTTGAAGGCGGCGAAGACATGACATTGATACTGCCTCCCGACATGGAGGCTTTCCTCTGTGATTACCTGCGCACTCATATCACCGATGTGGATGATTTGCAGGTGGGCAGCAAGAAGCCTCCCGACTATCAGGGCGCGTATCCGCTCGTCACCGTCCGGGACGATGGCGGCAACGCGGACGGGCTCGGCCATTTCGACCGTTCGATTGGCGTGAACGTGTACGGATGGAGTCGACAGGCCGAGAAGCCGTGCAAGACTCTCGCCCGTCGCGTCTACGCGACGCTCACCGAACATCCGGCCATCGCCCTCGCCAAGGGCTCGCCAATCGTTTCCGTGGATGATTCCTCGTGCAACGGCCCATACCCGGTGTCCGACGATTCCGACACCGCGCACTACTACCTGATCGTCGAATATTCGACGGTCGGCGAACACTAACCAATCCCTTAACCGTTTTCCTAGGCCCTACACAATGTGTAGGGCCTTTTCGTTTGAAAGGACATGGAATGACAGCAGACAACCAGGGCAACGACCTTAATGCCGTCAAGAACGTACTCACGTCGAAGATCATCGTCGCCCCCTATGTGGCAGGCAAGACGCTGACCGCCTCGCAGATCGCGCCCAGCGTGGCGGACCCGATCACCGAACTCGGCGACGTGTTCGGCTCCTCCTCCTCCACAGTTGGCCTCATCACCAGCGACGGAGCACCGCAGGACTCCCGCGACGGCGACGACGCCACCGAATTCCACCAGCCGGGCTACACGCTCAACGCCGACCCGACGCTGACGCTCGCGTTCACCGCCGCCGAGGACAACGACCTCACCCGCCTCATGACCATCGGAAAGCCCGATGAAACCGGCGTCTACCACGTCAAGGACATCATCCAGGACACCAAATGGTTCGCCTATCAGGAGACCATCTACAAGTCCGGCCGCAAACGCCGTCGTCTCGGCGTCATCCAGATCACCGGCAACGAGCCGGCGCAGGATACGCGCGGCGAGGTGTCCGGCCTCTCGCTGACCGCCACATGGCAGCTCGATCCCGCCGTAGACGGCGGCAACAGCCGCTACCTGCAGTCCTACGCGGCGGCCTGACATCAGCACTCTTCCCCGCATGACCTCTCTCCTGTCGGCATGCGGGGAGCCCCAACACCAACGACGGGAGAAACACGTATGACAGGAGAACCATCATGGCAAAGCAGCAGAACACGGCACCCTCGATCGCTGAATTCGAGGATTGGGACGAGACCAGGGAGGCCGAGGCCCTCGCCGAGGTCGCCAACCAGGTCAAGGTGCGCCACATCATCAAGAACAATGAATACTGGGCGCTGGCACCCGGCGGCACCGTCTACAAACTGCCCCTCTATCTTTCCATCGCCGACTTCGAGGCCCTGTCGAACACACAGACCGACACGGAAAGCCTCGAACAGGTCAAACGCATCCTCACCGTTTTCGCCGGCGACGAGCAGGCCGAACGACTCGAACACGAACCCATGCAGGTCGCATTCAACTTGATCCAGGACTACGGCGCATTGCTCGCGAAGACGCAGGGAGTCGAGAATCTGGGAAAATCAGCGGATTCTGCCGACTCCTCAACTCCGAAGAAGGAGTAAAGGTCCGAGCGGACTTCGCCCGATTCGGGTGGAGCATCGAACACGATCTCGGCCGGCGTCTCCCCTACCGTGACGCCATCGACCTGTACACGGCGCTGTGCGGCGACCCGTCCTCCTACACGGGAGCCTCGCTCATCGGCCTCATGTTCCCCATGAGCGCCACCGACATCACCGTATTGCAGTTCCTCGGCGCTTCCACGCTGCTCGGCGACGTGGACGGCGAACCCGAAACGGACGAGCCCACCGCCGAGGAGATCCACGAGGCCGAAACGCATATGAGCAAGCTCTTCGGATAAACAACCATCAACTAAGAGGGGAGTCGCCTTATGGCTTTCGGATCGGAAGTGGGAACCGGCCACGTGTCGATATTCCCCTCGATGAAGGGCTTCCGCAGCGCGGTCGACAAGGAGATGCGGGGGGCCGGCAAGTCCGGTTCCAACCGTTTCTCCCAGGCGTTCGGCAACGGTTCGAAAATCGGCAAATCGTTCGGCGGCAGCTTCAAAAAGGCATTCGGTTCGAGTGCCCGGGGCGTCGCCGACGATGTGCTGAAACCGTTGAAGCGTGACGCGGCGCAGGCGTCCTCCAAGGCCAGCGCCGCGCTCCTGAACTACCGTCAGGCCACGGTCAACGTGCAGCAGGCGCAGGAGAGGCTCAACTCGGCCATCGCCAGATACGGGTCGGATTCGACTCAGGCGCAGACCGCCTCCATCAATCTCGAAAAAGCCCAGTTGCGTCAGGCCACCGCTCTCGACAAGTCCAACGACGCCGCCGAACGGCTCGCGGACGCGAAGAAGGCGCTCAAGGCCGCCGAGGACGAACTCGCCAAGGGCACCAACACCGTATCCGGTTCCATGAAGACGATGGCAAGCTCGTTCTCGGCTGGATTCTCGAGCATCAGCCGGGGCCAATCCACCTTCACCGGACTCTCTGGAGCGCTCGGCAGCCTCGTGCGTAGCCTGCTCGGCGTAGACGCCATTTGGAAACCGCTCGGCTCCAAGATAGCCGGATTCGCGAACAAGGCCGTATCCTCATTGAGCGGTTTCGCCGTGCAGGTCGGCGCGAAAATCCAAACCGGACTCAAGGGAGCCATCAGCGCCGCCCAGCAAACCCTCAAAGGCTGGGGCGGCAGCATCGCAGCCACCGTGTCAGGCATCGCCAAACCAATCGGCGCGGCAATCACCGCATGGACGCAACCGATTCGCGACTGGGGAAGCAGAACCGGCAACACCATCAAAACGGCAGTCGCTACTTGGACCGCACCCATCCGCTCATTCGGCGGCAAAATCGGCTCCGCCATCGGAGATGCCGCAGGAAAAGTAGGGCAGAAACTCGCACCGGTAGCCAACGTAGCCAAGAACTACTTCGGCAACATCGCCACCGCCGCCGGAGCCGTATGGTCCAAACTCCCAGCCGGAGCACAGACCGCCGCCGGGGCAATCGGCAGCACGCTCGGCAACCTCGCCTCCAGCGCAGGCAACTCGTTCAAAAACCTCGCCCAAAACGCGGTCGCCCATATCAAGGGCCTCGCCACGGGAGCGGTCGCCGCCATCGGAGCAGGTGTGGCAGCCATCGGCGGCACGCTGGTGGCCACCGGCAAGCAGGCGTTGGGCGCGTATGCCACGTGGGAGCAGGCGGTCGGCGGCGTCGACACCCTGTTCAAGGGCGCTTCCGGCACTGTGCAGAAGTACGCGGCCGAAGCGTACAAGACGGCCGGCGTCGGCGCGAACGACTATATGAACCAGGTCACGAGCTTCGCGGCCTCGTTGGTCAGTTCGCTTGGCGGGGACACCGCCAAGGCCGCAGAGATGGGCAATCAGGCCATCATCGACATGTCGGACAACGCCAACAAGATGGGCACCGACATCCAGACCATCCAACAGACGTATCAGTCGCTTGCTCGCGGCAATTACGCGATGCTGGACAACCTCAAGCTCGGCTACGGCGGCACCAAGACGGAAATGCAGCGGCTCATCGCCGACGCGAACAAGCTGCCGGGCGTGATGAAGGAAGGCAACGACCTTTCCATCGATTCGTTCGCCGACGTGACCGAGGCCATCAGCCGAGTGCAGAAGAGCCTCGGCATCAGCGGCACGACCGCCAAGGAGGCGGCGACCACCATCGAGGGGTCCGTGAACTCGATGAAGGCCGCATGGCAGAACTGGCTCGCCGGACTGGGCAACGAGAACGCCGACATGGGCGCTCTCAGCCAGCAGCTCGCCGACTCCATCGGCACTGCGTTGAAGAACATCCTGCCCCGCGTGAAGGTCATCGCCCAGAGCGTCGTCAAAGCCATCCCGAGCCTGTTCTCGGATCTGGTGACGCTCCTGCCTGAACCGTTCCAGAACGCGATCAACGCCATCGGCAGCGTATTCAACGGGCTCGGCGAGATATTCAAACCCGTGCAGAGCGCCATCGCCCCTCTGATAGCTGCATTCATGGCCCTCGGAGCAGGCGGCATCGCACCATTGCTGTCCAAGATTCCGTTGCTCGGCGGGGTGCTCGGCGGATTGTCCGGCCCGTTGAGCGCGTTGGGCGGACCCATCGGCATCGTCGTCGCAGCGTTGGGCACGCTCATCGCCACGGTGCCGGAACTGCGCAACGCCTTCGGCACGCAGGTCACCGGCGCGTTCAACCTGTTCAAGAACACGATCGCGGGAATGAAGCCGACGTTCGATGCGTTCGGCAAAAGCCTGCAGGACATGTTCAAACAGGTCATGCCGGTGATCACCGCTTCTGTCGCGGAGCTCATCCCAGTGTTCGGCGACATACTCCAGTCGCTGGCACCGCTCATCCCGACGATCATCGAACCGCTCATGAACGCGCTCAGCTCGCTCATGCCGCTCATCGGCCAGCTCGTGTCCAGCCTGCTGCCACCGTTGGCGGACATCATCGCCGCGCTGCTGCCGGTCGCCTCGCAGATCGTGTCGATGATAGGCCAAGTCATCAGCCAGCTCGCCTCCGCGCTCGTCCCGGTAATCCAGCATGTCATGGATTTCGTTAGCCAGCTGGTCACCGCCATCACGCCGCTCATCCAACAGCTCGTGCCAGTCATAACCGATGCGGTCTCGGGCATCACAGGCATCATCCAACAGCTGATGCCGGTCATCCAGAGCATCATCAGCGTGGTCGGCTCGGTAGTGAGCGCAATCATCGGATTCATCACCGGTACGTTGTTGCCTGCGGTGCAGGCGATGCTCCCATATGTGTCGGGTGTCATCAACGGCATACAAGACGTAATCCAGGGCGTGGTCGGCGTTATTTCCGGTGTCATCAGCATGGTCACCAACCTCATCAACGGCAACTGGTCGGGAGCTTGGAACAGTTTCAAATCGATTCTTTCCAACGCGGCCGGAGCGGTCGGCGGCTTGGTGTCGGGCATCGTGAGCGCCATCAAGGGCGTGTTCGCCGGAGCTGGCTCGCTGCTCAAAAACGCCGGCTCGCAGCTCATCAGTGGTCTGTGGAACGGCATCAGCGGTGCCATCGGCGGATTGTACGACAAGATCAAGGGCGCGCTTTCCGGACTGGTCGATAAGGCGAAGGAAGCGCTCGGCATCCATTCGCCGTCCCGCGTGTTCCGCGACGAAGTCGGCCGCTACATCCCGCCCGGCATCAGCGAGGGCATTGACAAGGCCACCCCCGCATTGCAGCGTGACATCGCGAAGCGGATGCAGGGTGTCACGGCCGCCGCACAGTCGGCATTCCAGCCGATGACGTTGCGCTCCGCCATTGGTGTGGAGGGCTCCGCCCCATTGCCTGAAACCGGGAATGGGCTCGCAGACCTCGCGTCGATGCTTGTGGAGATTCGCGGCCTGCGCTCCGACCTGCAGGCATTGCACGGTGATTTGGGGCCGACCATCGCCAAGTACACGCCATCCATGACCATCCGCGAGGAGAAGCGCAGGCTTGGTCTCGTCTAAAACAGGAGGACAGTCATGCAATCGATGACCTACCGGCGCGGCGGAGGATCAAGCCGCGCCGTTCCGGCCAGCGTCGTTGATCTCATCGACCCGGCCGGTCTCATGGTCAAACGCATCGAGAGCCTGCGCACACACGCATGGGAGGTGGAGTTGGCCGCGCACGGCATTGACTCCGCCTCCCTCAACGCGTCAAGCGTCCAATTGGAGGCCACGTGCGCCGACCTCAACGTGCTGGACGTGGCGAGCGAAATATTCGACGCGGACGTAAAGGCCGTGGCATCATCCCGCAACAAGGACGACGCCGGACTGCTCACCGTGGACGGCTGGTCGCAGACCGCGCTCATCACCGGCATCGAACCATCCTATGATCCGCCCGGCCCCGCGAAGTACGCGCTCACGGTCGCATTGCTTGACGGCCTGTGGCACAAGCGCGACGACGTGCAGCATTTCTGGCCGGATGCCCTGCAACCGGGCCTCGACCTTGATTACCCCCACGATTACCCTCACGACTACCTGCCGACGACACGAAACGCGACGGTCGCTAACGATGCCGTCTCGCCGATGCCGTTCGAACTGGTGGTCTACGGGCCGGTCTCACAGCCAGCCATCATCATCGGCGTCAACCGGTATGAATTGCACATGGACATCCCCTCGGGCTCGTATGTGACCGTCAACAGCGTGGAGGGACAACGAAGCATCGTCATGACCGCAGAAAACGGCGACACCACGAACGTGTTCGACAAGGGCGAACGAGGCAGCGGCATCAACGGCGGCACTTATATCTTCCATCCGTTGCCGGCCGGAGAACACCAGGTGCAGTGGAACGGCTTCGGCTTTGACCTGACCGTGATCCAGGAGAGGAGCACGCCGTCATGGTGGACCTGATTATCACCGACTCCAAGCACGTCGATGTCCGTTCCGCCGTCGACTACACTCTGGATTGCGCGTGGGGCAAGGAGGAAAACGATTTCGAACTTGTCATGAGCGGCGCGTCCACCATCGACGCGGGTGCCTATATCTACATCGACGGCAGCGAATGCGGTGGCGTGGTCGATGCGATGGAAGACCAGCTCACTGCCGGCGTCAGCACCCTCACCTACTCGGGGCGCACGTGGCACGGCGTGCTCGCGAACAAGATCCTCGAGCCGGATAGGGGCAGGGATTATCTCACAGTGAGCGGCACGGCCAGCACGGTCATCGGCTCGCTCATCAGCCGTGTCGGGTTGGATTCGGTGTTCGACGCGGTTGTACCGCCTGACGGCAGTGACGACCCAACCATCAAACAATACCAGTTCGACCGGTACACGGACTGCTATACGGGTTTGCGGAAGATGTGCGCGGCCAACGGACTGAAACTCAGGCTTGCCTATGCGTCCGGCCGGGTCAACATCTGGGCTGAGCCTGTCGCGCATTACGGCGACTCGATTGACAGCGACCTTATCGATTTCGACGCGACCCGCACGTGGCGCAAACCGAACCATCTCATCGGCCTGGGCAAGGGCGATTTGGCGGCCCGCGTGGTCGTCCACTGGTATGCGGACGCGAAAGGCAACGTCAGCCAATCCCAGTCGCTCAGGGGCGTGGACGAGATAACGCAGGTCTACGACTACAGCAACGCCGAAACCGCCGAGCTGAATCAGAAGACACGTGAGAAGTTGCAGGAACTGCAATCCGAGGGTGACGTGAAGGTCACCGTCCGTGATGACGCGAACGTGGTGTTCGACGTGGGCGACACCGTGACGGCGCGCGACAATCTCACCGGCATCACCGTCAACGCTTCGATAACCAAGAAAATCGTCAAGGTCTCGGGCGGCGTCTTGTCCGTCGATTACGAGGCCGATTAGGAAGGGGCCATTATGGCGCGTATCGACAATGCGACGGTCATGCAATGCGACCGTTGCGGCAGAAACAAATGGTACAAGGACTTGGACGACCCGGATATCAAGACGTGGTACAACGTCAACCGGCTGGACTCCTCCGGCACGGTCCACGACTACCTGTTTTGCGATCAGGATTACAAGGAATACGCGAACAAGCTCAAGGACTTTGATAACAGCTTCGACAGTTGGAGACAGAACGGAGGCAAGCGTAATGGCTGAACTCGTCACCGGTCATGCGGGCAAGGCGCACGCGACAGCGGAGCAGGCGGCGGGATTGAACGCCGGCATCCTCGGCTTGGACGATTATGTCCTGAACGTGCACGACAAGTTCGAAATCACGGTAGTCAGCGCGAACAAGGTGACCATCGGCACGGGCGAGCTGGTCATGCAGGGCCGTCACGTCAGCCAAGGCACGCCCGAGGACCTGATCGTCACCAACGGTTCGCAGGGGCAGAAACGCAACGATCTCATCGTATGCCGCTATGCGAAGGGCTCGCAGTCGGTTGAGAGCGCGAAACTGGTCGTGGTCAGGGGCACACCCACCACGGGCACGCCCACGGACCCGGCGTTGAACACGACCAGCCCGTTGGACGGGGGCACCACCTACGACATGCCCTTGTACCGCATCCCGTTGGACGGTATCACCATCGGCACACCGGTCCCCTTGTTTAACGTTTTGAAGCCGATGAGCGACGTGTGGGATTCCCTAACCCAGCCGCTCCTGTACGCGAAATTCCGGTGGCAGGACACGAGCAGTTTCAACCCGGACGCCTACGGCGGCGGTATGCAGATCGTCGTGGACGAGCGTAATCGACTGCTCCACGTGGACTTGAGCGGGTTCAAGAGCACGGTGAACCTGAGCCACGATTACCCGGTGTTCCAATACGCGGCGGGAGTGAAACCGTCCAAGGCGGTGTCTCTCGGCTGCCTGTGGGCTTTGCCAGTCGACAATTGGGCGAAACAAGCGACTTGGAACGCGAACGGCACCATCATGGTCGTCGGCGGCTTGTCCAACGGAGACCGGTGCATGCACACGCCTCGCACCTTGCCAATCCCCGACGGTGTCACGTTCAGCTAGCGGCGCCATACGGCAATCCCAGCTTCCGAATATCGCGACCCTCCCGCACCAGCGGTTGTCTTTGGTGTTCCACAGGCGGAAGCGTATCTGGTTTACGTCGCTGGTATCCCAACGTTGTGCGGTGTACTCGCCGGCCTGGCTGAAACCAGTGCCGAACGGCCCAATCGTGTAGGCCGCGTAATCGGCTTTCTTCCCGTTTGGGGATTGGACGTTGATGTAGAATGTGCCGTCAGCATACGTGGTGATGGTATGGCCTCCGCACAGAATATACGGCATTCGGGTTAGGGAAAGCTATCGTTTCCATGTTGCCAGCCAGTACAGCCGGACCGGTTGCGCTCCGCCCCAGGCATAGCTGCGGTCGTCTCGCAGACGTACCTGAAAATCGCTGTCGCCGACGGACCAAATCAGTGGCGTGAAATTGTTCGTCACCGAGTCGTTGTTGTTTGGCGCGTAGGTGACGAACACGGCAAACGGTGCTGTGGAATGCCTGCCCCATTTGATCAATACGGCACCGTTCACGCTGGTCGAACCAATGAACATACCGGACTCAATATCAGGCATCTGGGTTAGGGAATCCCGTTCAGGCTATTAGGGCTCGTTCCCAGAGGCGTTGCGCGTCTCGCAAAGCCGTGATATCCGGTTTGAGGTAGTACTTCGCGGTGGTTTTGATATCGCTGTGGCCGAGCATTTTCGACACGATGGCGATATCCGCTCCCGCCGCCAGAGTGCTCGTCGCCCATGAGTGGCGCAGGTTGCGTGCGGGCACATGCGGCAGATCATGCCGCTTGCAGTAGGCCTTGTATTGGCGTGCGGCTTGCGGCGGGGTGAGGGTGCCGATGAGTCGGCCCCCCTCGCGTGGCCTGAGCTCGCGCAATCGTTTGACCGCGAAGCGCGGCAACGGGAGCGTGCGGCGGGACAGTTCGGTTTTCGGCGGCACGACGGCCTCATGCCCGGCGACCCATTGCAGGCCGCGCTCCACGTGCAGGACGCCGCGCCGCAGGTCGAGGTCGCCCCATTCGAGCCCGTATCCTTCTTCGGTGCGGAGTCCGCATGAGACGGCACAGATAAGCCACGCCTCAAGCAGATGACCGTAAAAGCCCCGCAACAGCGTGCGCTGCTGGCGGATGGTCAATATTCGCGGCTCGTAATGAGGTTTGGCCGGCAGTTGGATGTCGCGTCTGGTGATGTCCACGTCCAACAGGTTCCAGCGGATAGCCCGCCTGAGTATCGCGCGCAATACGGCCCATGCCTTGCGTGCCGCTCCCGCAGTGTCGAAATTCGCAAGCCATTTGTCGACCAGTTCCACGCTGATCGCGTCCATACCCATGCCGCCGAAGCATGGCATGACATGCAGCCGCCACGCCGACTCGTAACCAACGCGCGTGGACTCTCGCAGATTCCGCGTGCAATGCGGCCAAAACCGGTCGTTCCAAAACTCTTGTAACAGCATTTTCAACCTCCGAAAACCCACACGCCCGTTGGCCTATCCAACGGGGACGAACGTGTGGGTTTTCCCACCGTAAAGGAGCTTTCCAATGTCTTTGCTCGCTCACATCGTCGATTGGCTCGTGCCTTTTATCTGTGGCGGCGTGGCCACGGTTTTGGGCCTGATGTGGCGGTGGGGCAAAGCCATGGTCAACGGCCTGCGCGAGCTCCTGCTCTGCCAGTTGGAGGACCTGCGCCGGGAAATGGTCATCGAGCACGACGGAGTGGCGGACGAAGACCTCAAATCACGCTCCCAACGCCTCTACGACAGCTATCACAGCCTGGGCGGCAACGGCCACGGGACATCGCTCAACAATGACATCCAATCCGCGCCGATAGCGCCACGACAGTCCTGACCCACGACCGTGGGCCACAAACAATATCCATCCCAGAGAAAAGGGAAACATGGTCAACAATTTGAAACGTCATCCCAAGCCATCATTGCCGGACGAGCTTCGCCCGGACGTTGCACCGGAAACCATAACCGAATCCATTAAGGAGGAGTAATAATCATGACCCAAATCCATATCAGCATCAGGAAGCCGAAGACCGGCGGCCTGGACCCGGTCACCGGCCTGATGCGATTCCGTCCGGTGCGTCGTCATTTCGACGCGGAAAAGAATCTTGTCATCGCGGCCTCGTTCGACGCGGACCTGTCCGAAAGCGGCGAGCTGACGGTTGACCTGCTGCCCACGACTAGCGCGTTTGTTTGGCAGGTCATCGAGTTGGCGGACACGCCGCAGGCGTACACGCGCTACGTCGAGGTGCCGGACTCCAAGACCAAGGTCGAATACGCCGACCTCGTGGAAGTGGACGCCGGCACGTTCGTCCCGAAGGACATGCAGGGCTCCCAACTGCTGAAGGTTCGCCACGCTTCCACCCAGTCGGAGGCGGAGACACTTTCCGCACAATACCCGGACGAGCTGGTGTTCTTCGACGAGACCGCCACGACCGCGAAGGCCGCTGCGGCCTTGAGCACGCTGGAGTCCATCACGGCCGAAGCTCAAACGAACGCCATGCTGGCGAAGAGCGCCATGCTGAGCGCCCGGTCCTCCGCGGATTCCGCGACCGCCACCCAGTCCGACCTGAGCAGTCTCGCGTCGAACGCCAGTATGGCGGCGGCTTCCGTCGCCAACGATTCGCAGACCGTGGCCGACACCGCTTCCATGGTCGCGGCGAAGGGCGAGACGGCCATCGCCGCCATCGATTCGACGGTGCGGGCGGTCAAGGACAAGGCCGAGAGCGCTTCCGCCGAACTGCCTTCCGCCGGCACCCCTGAAGGCACCACGGAGGAAACCGGCAAGGACTCCACCGGGGAAACGCCGACCGGAACCGTGTCGGAGGAGCCCGCAGCCAAGGCCGTGAAAGCCAAGGCCAAGAAGGTTACCGTGAAGGAGGCCTGACCATGCCAGCCCTATACGCCGGCAAACGTGTCGGCAAACCGTTGATGAGAGGCCACACGTACAACGCCATGTTCAACGGCAAACTCGTATGGCCCCTCGACAGGGACACGGTCGTCTCCATCGAGATCACGGACGACAAGGGCAGGACGTTGCCCAAGTCTCTGGCCGTATCCGGCACCCTGAAACTGGGAGCGAAGGCCACTTACGCGGACGGTCATGTTGGCGATCTGCTCACCAACAATGACGTGACGTTCGCGAGCAGGGACACTTCCACCGCCACGGTTTCGGGCAACACGCTCACGTGGAGGCATGGCGGCACGATTCTCGTCACGGCCACCGTCAACGGTTTCACCAGCGCCGCCGTGTCCATCAGCGCGGCCTACGCGCCCGAGTCCATCAAGGTCACGGACGATTCCGGCAAACCCATCGACAACATCACCCTGCGCGTCGGCGAGAGCAAGAACCTCAAGGTGACGATCCTGCCCGATGCGGCATCGCAGGAGTATACGGCATCCATCAAGGATGTGAGTCTCGCATCAGTCAGACAACAGTAAGGGGCAATATCATGCCAACAACAACAGCGTTTAGGGGGGGGGGCTAGTGTCCGCGCCCTCAAGGAGGGCGACACCTCCATCACCATCACCGCAGGCAGCATCGTAAAGACCATCCCGGTCAGTGTATGGGGAAACAAATGGGTGCTGCCCACCCTGCCCGCCACGCGCAACGGAATCACGTTCACCGCGGCCGGCGACGGCATGGTACACGCGAAGGGCACAGCGACCGACTGGGCGACCATCCTCGTCACCCAGGACCTGCCGGCCGGCGAGTACACGCTCGAACACACGCTCGCCGACGGTGTCGGCCCGTTCTGCGAGCTCAAATCCACGGACGGCAGGATCGACCTGTTCTCGCATGGCACGGTCAAGGCGACGATCCCGGCGGGCGACTACAAGATGCTCGTCAGTGTCTCGCCCGGCAAGACCGTGGACGCAACCATCACCCCAATTCTCAGGAAACTCAACTAAGGCCCCGATATTGGGGCCTTCACCATAAAAGGAGGCCCCAATATGGGCGCACTATCAATAACCGGTATCAAACCGGGGTCCACGAGTCTGAAACTGACCGCCGGCAAGATTACGAAAACCGTGCCGATTACCGTATTATCCCGTAACCTGCTCGCCTATGGGCCCGCGTCGGGCAACGGGTTGACCGTCACCGTGGCGCAGGACGGGTCGCTTGATTTCAGCAGCGGCACCGAATCGGTGCCATTGTACAAGGGCGTGCGCTGGGAGTTCGACGTGCCCGAAGGCATCGTTGGCGTGCCTCTCATCATCTCCTACACGGGCGATGTGCCCGGAAACCTGGTCATCGGCATCTACGCCAACGCGAATAGCCTCGGCGGCGTCTATCAGGGGAAAAACAACACCGTGGTCACCATCCCCAAGGGGACCACACGCGTCGAGCTGCGCATCTTGCGTGGCGGCGTCACGGCCGGCAGCGTGTCGGGCAACCTGAAAATCCAACTCGAACTCGGGAACACCGCGCACGAGTGGATGAAACCCGATGTCACAAGCCTTGAGGGGGGGGGTGGTTATGAATTAGCGAACCTGTATCCGCGTGTCACCGGCCTGCCTAAAACATTAGGCACCGACCCGGGTGTTATGGTCACGGAACCATCGCCGGGCACGTACCGGTTCAAAGGCTCCACCACACAAAAGGTTGACTCGTGGGATAGCCTGACATGTTCCGTCCATGTGGACGCGGGCACGTACACGCTGGACGCCTCCGACTGGCCGTATGACAGCAGCTCATGGTTGATTGGCATCCAGTCCACTCTCACCCCCGATGACGGCAGCGGACAGACAATCGCGTTCGAACCTAAGGGCTATGGGCCGCGCCCCTTGAAGGCCGGGACGCTGCGCCTCCATATATTCGTCAACACCACGGGCGAGGTCGATAAGACGTTCACTCCCCGCCTGTACAAGATCGACTGATTCTAGCCCCACACCATTCCGTGTGGGGCTTTTCCATTGACGGCCCCGAGTGGGCCGTGACAATCCTGACCCACGACCGTGGGCCACAAAACAATATTCACCTCAGAGAAAGGGGAAAAATTGGTTAAAAACAAGGACAAGCCGTGGTGGAAGCGTCTGCTCGCCAAGATCACGGCCCTAGTCGCCGCCGTCTGTATGATGCTGCTCCCGGCGACCGCGCACGCCGACATGCAGGGCATCGACGTGTCCAACTGGCAGTGCGGCATCGACATCGCCAACACGCAGGCCGACTTCGTGGTGGTCGGCACCACATGGGGCACGGGACAGGTGTATAACAACTGTCTCGTGTCCGGCGTCAACACGGACGCCAACCGCATGATCGCCCAAGCGCAGGCATCCGGCAAAAAATTCGGCCTGTATCACTACGCCATGGGAGGCACCCCGGAGGCCGAAGCCCAATTCTTCTATCGCAACACGTCGAACTATTGGCGTCACGGCATCGTGGCGCTCGACTGGGAGATGGACGACAACCCCGCATGGGGCAACTGGGATTGGGTACGCCGATTCATGGCGGAGTGCGAACGCTTGAGCGGCGGTGTGCGCCCATTGCTGTACACCGGCCCGGTCGCCGGCACCATCCCGCAGGACATCCGCGACCGGTACGGCCTGTGGATCGCCCAGTACGCCAACATGAGCCCGACCGGCTATCAGGCCAACCCGTGGATGATAGGCGCGTACGGCGAGGCCATGCGCCAATACAGCGGCACCGGTGTCGTCAACACGTGGAGTCCCATCGACCTCAACGTGTTCCGCGGCGAGGCATGGCAGTGGGATCTGTACGCCAACCCGACCGGCGGCTCCACGCCACCGGCCACACCGGCCGCGCCCGTGCAGCCGAACACTCCCCAGCCCACTCCCAGCACTGGAGGCATCAGCCACACCATGCAGTGGGGCGAGACCATCTGGGGACTCGCCGTAGCCTACAACGCATGGCCCCTGTCCGCGTGGCATACGCCCAGCGGTGACATCAACCGCTACTACGTGGGCGATGTCGTAACCTACGGCGGCGGCTCTACTGCCGCCCCCGCATCGTCCACCGGGGTCTCCAAGGTCCTCCAGTGGGGCGACACCGTGTGGGATTTCGCCACCGCGCACGGTTACAGCGTCAGCCGCTGCACCGTACCCTCCGGCAACATCAACGTCTACTATGTGGGCGACGTGGTGACCTGCCGCTGAGACTCAACAGATGCCGCCACCCGCTTGACCGGGTGACGGCATCACCCCATCATCATCCCTTATTGATCGGAGCAAACATGACCGACAGCAAAAACACGACCGACACCGGCGAAACGCTTCCCGGCGTCGATGTGAGCGACTGGCCCGAGACGGCCGACGTCACCCATGACGTGCCCGACTGGCTCATCCCCAGCCGCGTCTACGACATCCTCAAATGGCTCGGCCTCATCGTCCTGCCCGCACTCGCCCTGTTCGTCAACACGGTCGGCCCCGCATGGGGCTGGCCGCACGTGGACGCGATAGTGACCACGCTCAACGCGCTCGGCATCCTCGCCGGCGCGCTCATCGGCGTCAGCGCCATCAAACAACGCCTCGACCTCGCCGCATGACCACCACACAGTTCGGCCCCGCCCGGCATTGCAGACAGCTCCACAAGCTTGACTGCGGCCGGCGGGGCCGG